GCGTCGTGTCCTGTGGCCGTGTAAGGGTAGACCGCCCCAAACATTCCAGCACTTAGGCCGTTCATCCATTGTGTCTTAATGGTGACGATGTCAAAACGATTTATAAATAGAAGAACACCGACGTCGTCTTGTCCGCTGTACTGGGGTGAGACCTTGAAGAACTTGGCACTCCCACCGAGTGTTACACCCTTACCAGAGCCGAACGTCTCAAGGATGAACCCCTCGCGGTTCTTTAGGATGTATTTCTGTTGACCGTCCAATGTGAACGTCTTGTTCCACCAGTCCTTCCTTGTCTGTCCCTGCGTTGATTGGTTCGGTAGAGAGAAGATGATGTCATTCCCGTCGTCCGTGAATGTGTCGTTCTGCGGGAACTGGATGGTCGACTCTGCGGTCGCTCCGTTGGCTATGTCGATGTCGCTCTCGAAGATCGTCGCGTCGTCGTAAGGCGACCACGTCACCTCGATGTTGTTGTATATCCTATCCGCGGACACCGTCGCGTCTTCCCCGTCCCACTCTATCTGCGTCGGGGTCTCATTATAGACCGCGTTAAGGTCGTAGACGTACACGTTCCCCGCCTTCTGCTTGAGACGCAGAGAGAAGGCTCTCAGGGTCTCGTCCAGCACCTCGCGGAGACTCATGGCCTCCCCTTCCTCGTCGTACCAGTTCGCGCTCTTGACGTACGACGACGTAAAGGCGGTGTCCGTTCCGTCGTTTGACTTGGTCGATGTCTTCCAAATGACCGAGCCGTAGGAGAACCCAGCCTGTCCTATTATCCACTCGACCAAGTCCTTCACCTTGACGTTGCCCATCCTTGAGTACTTGACGCGGTCGAGGTGGGCGAAGTCCTGAAACGATATTGTAACGTCGTAGTTACGTCCGTAGGAGTATGGCTCTTCGTACTGTTCGGGGTCTAGAGTCCCGCTCCAGTAGAGAACCCCGTCGCGGTATATGTCCAGACGAACGTCCGCGGATGCCTCGGTGTATAGTTCATCCAAGAATTGGCGGTCGCTCATCGATTCGATTTTGAGGGTACACGCAGACGAGAGGGTCGGTTCTATCTTGTCCGCGTCGGCCCAGTCTATGACGATAGGAGAGTCCGCTGGAAAGGTCAACTCGTCAAGAAATGGCGCGTCTCCCTCCTTCCAAATCTCTGCGCGGACAGTATGTCCTCCCAATGCTGCAATCTCACCGTAGTATCTCAAACTCTTGCTCATACGTTCCTAGAATTGATTCTTGTCTGCTTGTTAAGGATGCCGACCAGCTCACGGCCCTGAATGTGGAACTCTACTGCACCACCCGTGTCTCCTATTATGTTACGGAGTTTATCGAGAGGCGCGACCACCTCAGGGTTGTGGGCTGCCCCAGCATATTCTCCGAAGATACCCAACGTCGTGCCGTAGGCTATACCACCCTCCGCGTATGTGCTTAAATTTTTCATTTGGTTAACGATGGATGTCACGGTGGCGAGTCCAGACAATGCCATAGCAGCCCAACCGATAGGGCCTAGTTTCGCACCCTCCGCGGTGGCTTGTGCATATCCCATCATCATGTTGGCTATAGCTTGGGCGAGTGTTCCCGCGATATTCAATGCTGGGATTCCGAGGTTCGACCCTACGGCAGAGAGGGCAGACCCGAACATACCTATCTCGTCCGTCGTCTTCGCGTATTTCTCGCGCGTCTTGTCGGCCTCCTTCTGTATCTGCTCCAAATTGGAGATGTACTGGTTGAACTCTATGTTATCACCGTTCAGTCCGTTGAAGAAATTCGCGTCTGCCAGTCTCTTCTGGGTGGCTATGAACGCGTCGACGTATGAGGAGTTGGCCATCTCGTCGAGATTATCCTCATATTGCTCTCGCGTCAGTTCCCACAACTGGTTCTTGGTGAGTGCCTTCACGGTGTCGGTCTTCTCTCCTCCCTTTTTGGTACTCTTAGCAGCACCGCCACCAGTAGCAGAACCCGCCCATCTGTTCACGCGGAACTCTTGCTGTGATATCGCGCCCGCTGCGTTCTCCGCGTCGGCCCACATTCCTATGGCCTCACTCAGTTTGGCCTCCTTCTTCACGATAGCCTCGACGACATCGTAGATTCTCTGGTCTGTGGCCGATAGGTTGCTCTTGTCGAAGGCCCTAGCCACAACTGAGGAAGACGCACCGCTCACGGATGAACCTTGAGTGATGACGACATCCCCCATTCCCTTCTCTTGGAGTTCGTTGTACTTTGCGGTCATCTCGCGGAAGTAGTCCTGACCCTTCACAAAGAGCTGGGTGGATATCTTCTTCGCCAGTTCCTCGTCTGCCACGTCGGAGAGGGTAGCTGCCACACTCTTGACCGCAGCCTTCCTCTGCGCTGTTACCTCCTGGTTCTTGAGATATTTAATTCTCTCCTCGACGGAGCGCATCTCCGCGTCTACGTTCTGCCCCTGCTGCTTGCGCACTCTCAACTCTTGGAGGGCGCGTTCCTGAATGGCTATTGCTGCGCGGTTGTTCATCTTGATACTACCCACGTCGTCGAGTGCGTCGTAGAGTTCGCGCGCAGCTTGGATGGAGCGGTCTAGATTCGTGAAGAAATTGTCGAGATTTCCAGTATTGAGCGCGTAGAAGAAATTGTCGGAGGCGGTCGTTATAGACTGCATTACGCGACCATATTCGTCCGCGGTCGTCTCCGATGCGTTTATAGTCTTGGTGAATGCCTCGACAGCACCCAAGCCCACACCGAGAACCGCGGAGAACTTGGAGAACACATTGGAGACCGCCTTCGTCGTCGTGTTCAGGACGTTCTGGACTTGTGCCATCTCCTCCAGCTTGGCCTTTGACTTGGCTAGGGCTGCGTCGTGTTGTCTGGTGTCCGCCTTCCAACTGGTTAGTACGTCTGGTTTTGGCATATCTTAAAATTTTATTTTGTGGCTTTTTTTACTTGTTCCTGTATGTATTCCGTTATGTTCCTACCCGCGAGTTGCATCTTTTCGGCTGAAACGTCAAAGAACCCGATGTTCTTCTGGGCAATCCTACGGCCTCGGCCTCGCTGCAACATCTTGATGGCGAAGTAACGATCACGTCCCCAATAGGAGTTAATCCGCTCGGTGTTCGGGTTCATGGCCCTGTTTCTGGTCTTACCAGAGCGACCGCCCTTCTTAATCTGTACCGCGTTCTTTCCTTCCCCTCTTGTGGGTCTTAAAATGTTCACGTTACCGCCCAGCACCTTCTTATATATGGACATCTGAATGGCTCGGTACATCTTACGGGGGTCGTTCTTGACTCTACTCCTAAAACTCTGGACGACCGCCTTACGGACTGCTGAGATCTGCTGAGTTATGAACCTCTTCACCTCCCTCTTGTCCGTTATTGTCGACATTAACGAGAGAGTCAGACTCCGTTCCGCCTTGTGTGTGTCGATTGTTATCATCTTCCAGTCGTTTTAATAGTTGTTCAAACCTCGCCCTCCCTTCTTCGCGCGAAACTAGGTTTTTGGATTCCTTTCTGTGGTCGTTATCCCACGGAAACGGGAGGAGTTCCTTCGGTCTTATCTTCTTACGCGCGTGGGGCTGTATTACGATGGCTGCGTGTGTCCTCATCCGCTCCCACTCGCCCTTCATGCGCTCCGTCTCCCTCTCGATGTATGCGGAGTGAACCGCGTCCCACTCTTCGGGGGTTAGATAACAAAAGTCTGCTAGGGACATACCAATAGAACCAATGGCAATCCCCAGCAGACTCTCTATAGTTTGCGGTTTTTCTACTTGCTTTTTTTTTGCTCCTTCCCTTCCTGTTGGAACATTTCCTGAGTCGCTTTTGTGAACTCCTCCATCGTGAGGGAGTCCGCGAAGGTGTCATAGTCCATCGTGAACTCTACACCGTCCGCGTTACACGCAGCTACGACGCAACAGTACAGAAGGGAGACAACGAGTTCGGAGTTTCCCCCCATCTCGCTTATTTCCTTACCCGTCGCCCTCTTAAAGCGCAGCAACGCGCCCATAGTCATACGGAATGGGTAGGACTTACCGCCTATTATTAGTCCCTTGCTCATGATGCAGTCTCACCAGTTAGTGCTGAAGGGGTAAAGGTTACGACTCCGTCGTTTTCGAGACTTATTGAGTAGGTCGCGTCGTCCTGCGCTGGGTCGTTCTCCTCCAATGAAGTGATAACGAAGTTGCCGCTCAAGTATGGGGTCGCGTCGCTTTCGCGTTCAAATCCGATAACCTGAACGGCTTGTCCAGCAACCCAAGCAGCCAACAATGTCTTGAACCCTCCCTCGGTCTCGTCGTAGTTCCGCAGACCGTCGGCAGAGATAGACACGGAGAGACCCGTCACTCCCTTACCCTTCCATAGAGACGCGGAGACAGTAGCGGAAGCCACAGGCTTAACAGCACGGTCTTTTGTCTCAGAAGAATAAGTTGCGGAGTGTGTAGTACAATGGCCGACAGCTTTCCCTCCAATCTTCAGAAGGATGTCCGACCCGTTAATGTATCCGTTTTTAGCCATATTCTTTAAATTTTAATCTGGAAGGTGAGGTTCTGACAGTACGCATCGTCCTGCCAAAACTCGTCTGCCTCCGTTAATGTTATACTACGGGCGACAAGATGGTCGCCTGTCCTTTCGTCGGTGTATTCACCCTCGAATCCGTCCAAGAGTTCCACGACTCTCTCGGCCATGACCAGACTTTGCTCCTCCGTCTCTGCATAGCAGAAGACCTCAAAGTTCGCGGTGTTGGCAGAGGATATTCCCGTACCGCCCTTGTACTGACGGGTCTCAAGACCCGCGCGTCTGTAGCATATATACGGCAATTTCGCTCCAGCCTCGCTCACGATGGGGAAAATCTTGTTACAGTTGGCCGCGAGTTCCGAGTCGCCACCGAGGATATCGACGACGAACGCACCAGCGGATAAGATAGTCATTCTTCCCATTATTCGTTAACTCTTTCGCAGATTAAACGGTTCATGTGTTTTGTCGCGTTGGGTTCGATTGCCCGAATATGGAAAAGGTTTCCGTTTCCGTTGAGTTGTCTCACCCTCCACTTGACCCCCACTCTGTGCTGGTCTCTTATGAGGATGTCTATCCGCTCAGTAAAGAAAAACTCACCAGCGGACTCGTTGGTCGTTCCGCTCTTCCATTGTACCTCCGCGTGTATCGGGTCGCCCTCGGTATAGGATACATTTTCCGCTCCGTACTTGTCCTTTACCACGGTCGGCTCTTGCAAAGCGATGATATCGTTCAACCTTCCCGCAATCATTTTACGACCTTCAGTTTACGCAAGGAGCAAATAAGACCCAGAGCTGCTGGTGTTACCTGATAGTTGACACTAGCGGTACTCTCGCGTTGCGCGTATAGGTCAGCGACTATCGTAAGAACCAACAGTTTGAACTGACTCACCGCAGAAGACCCCAACTCGGTAATATCTTCCGCTGCCCTGTTGACCTTAGAGAGCGCGAGACCCTCCGCAGCATTGCCAAGACTTTCCAAGTATTCGTCCTCGTCGACAATATCGTCGAGTCGGAGGTGTACCTTAATATCGTCTATCGTTATAAAGTCCATTATTTGCTCCTCGCTTTACACACCGATAAAAATGTTAACTCTCTCTCTTACGCGTTCTTGGTAAGTGTTGCGAATGCGTTCTGACGCAATACTGAGATAGCATAGTCTGCATTCAGTACGAAATCCACAACGTTCTTTCTGCTCTGAGTATATGGGTCGACAATAAAGTTAATGTCGCCAAATAGACCCATTGGTGAGTATTTGAACGCGCCATAGTAGACTGCACCGTCTGGTACGTTGTGGTTGCAATATACTGGTACACCGTTGATATGGCCGTTCTCGATGATTGCGTTGTTCGCGCCAGCCCATCTTGGAGTACCTTCCAGCAATGCCTTTGTGGTCTCGTTCATGACGTAGGCCTCACCCTCTGCGTGAATGCCAAGAGTCAGTACAGACGCGCGCATTCCGAGGATATCTGCCAGAGTAGGAGCAGTACCCGTGTATGTTTTCTTGTTGTCCGCCTCTACGTTAACGAATGGGCCGATTAAGTTGGTAGCACCTGAAACGGCAGAGGATGAGAACATGATCTTGTTCAACAGCTCAGACAATGCGACTGGCATATACTGAGTACAAATCAGTTGGATTAAGTTGTCGGTCTCATTTAGAGCCTCGCGTGTTACAGGAACGGCAACTCCGATTCTCTCAGGCTTTGCGGTTAACTTGGTCAATGGGATTTTAGTGTCGCCCAATGCCACGGTCTCGTCTTCGATGGTAGCTGCGAATGCCTCGACGATAGGCCAAGTATAGTTACCCTTTAATCCAGTCAACAATGGAACACCGATTTTAGAGAGGATAAGACCCTCATACAATGGTTCTACAATGTCGCCAATAGTAAGCGGTGCAGGGTTGTTAGGTGCTGGAGTAACGTATGTACTCTTCACCAAGTTGGAGGCATTACCGCCAAATGCGTCGCGCTGAATCTTCAACTCAAAACGACGACCTGCCTGTAGTTCCTCTCTCATCTGCTTGTTGGCGTCCTCGATATTGTCGCGAGTTACCTCGATAGTCTTGGTGTTCGCCAAAATCTGCATTTGCTTAACATTCAGTTCGCGCTCAAGTTCTGCGCGTTCTGCCTTTTCCGCGTCGGTCATTTCTCTTGCCTCTGCGCTCAAAGTCTCAGCCATTTCGCCCAGACGATGCTTAATCTCGTCGATTCGCTCATAGGCTGCTCGGGTGTTAAAAGTCTCTTTCATTTTTGTTTAAAATTAAAAATTAAAAAATTAATAACATAGTCAGAAATCGAACGCAGACTCCGCAATCTTGCGTAAGGCCTTAACCTCTTCGCGGTAATTGACGGATTTTTTATTCTCTTCCTCCTTTAATTCTTCTCTCTTCTCCTCCTTCATCTTCTCCAAGTCTTCCAGATACAACTCCGCGCGAGTATAGACGGAGGTCTGGGGATATGCGCCACGTCTTACGATGGCCATATCAC